TTTGTAAATTTCATCCAGAATAGGCTGAAATTTTTGTGCTAATTCAAAAGATTGTGTCATTTTAGTTTCCTTTCAAATTGTTATGTCGGCAGGTTAGCCGCTTTCCTTGCGGCAATAACGACTGCGTCTTGGTTTTCGATGGGTTTGTTGCCCCCGCCCGCGACAATCTTAGGCGTGGGGGTATCCGATTCGAATAGGTAATCATTCTCAGGAACGATTTTGTCGAGTTGCTCTTTGAGCCCGACTAAGCCTTCGTCTGTCAGCTTCAGATCCGCCTCATTCAATAGCGCCCTGACAGCCTTCACATTCTTGGCTTTGTGCCCCTTCAGCGCGTCCGCTAAGGCGCTCTCATAACGCACTTTGTAGACTTGCGCCTCAGCGTCTTTTTGCGCTTGTTCGGCTTTAGCCTTCCATTCGTCGGCGCTTTTCTTTACGCCTTCGATATCTAATGCTTTGAAGCCATCTATAGCCTTCGCAGCCTCGTCAAGCTGACTTTTCAGCCCGTCACGCTCTGCCTGGGCTTCAGCAAGTTTGGCTTTGTGAGCCTCAATATCCTTGCCGTATAAGGTCATGACCGAGTCAATAACCTCTTTTTCCAGTCCGAGTTTCTCCAAATCTTCGCGTTTCATGTTTACCTATCCTTTCCTCTCCACCTTTTACAGCCACTAACGCAGTGCCATTCGCAGGTGCCGCCTCTTTACGCTCGCGGTCAGCATAGTTTTTTGCAATGAAAGCGGTATAAGCCGCTCATAATGCCCGTTGTTCGTCTTTCTTTTTCTCTATTGGCTTTCCGTCGTGGATTTCAAACTCAACCCCTAACGCAACCATGCTACCAATTTCTGCAGCATCCTCAATCACTCCACATATTTCATAATAGTAAGATGTGAATTTAGGAAAGCAACCAGTTACATCATTCCATATATCGAATACTTCAAGCGCTTTACGTTTTGCGTATTCAGACTGACCTTTTTGCATTACAGCTCCTTTACAATCCGTTCCCATTCATAGCGCCGTTCTAAGCCGGTCTGTTTTGTGAAGTCACGCAGCCGGTATTGCCAGTCTTTTATCTTGACGCCCGCCATTGCGTATTCTTCACCCAAGCCGGCGGCTTCAAACATGTCGCGCCTACGTTTCCAGTCCCTAACGCCGCGCTCTAAATACCGCTGATGTTGGGTAGCTTCGTATAGTCCCATTTGTTGACCGTTGAATGTTACTTGCGCGTTGTTCACGCGGTCTAATTCTGCTTGCGTGTAGGTTGGCTTTTCAAAGTTCTCGAAGTACAAAAACACAGAATGCCGGCAGTTGATTCCAAGCAGTCCCGCTCCAGTGCCATAGCCGGTGGTCTCGACGAATGGCTCGTATTTAGGGTTTGTGCCGCTAATAGAGTAAACCTTGCCCTGCCATGATTCGTGGTTCATTGGACCAGAGCCCTTATTACGCGCTCCTGGATGCGCGCTAACCTCGACCAAGTCAGTGCCCGCTTCAGCCGCCATTGCCAGCGTCATGTCACCGGTTGCCTGATTAATGCCCGTCCATATATTGCGCTTTATGGCAACATCGGCTTGCTCGACTCGACCCGTCTGCGAATTGAGCACCCTTACCCCTTGCTCTGCCAGGCTAAGAACTCCACGTTTAACGGCCTGATCAATGCCAAGCGTACCGGTAGATACCGCCAGATACGCGTCATCGGCTGCGGCGATAAATTGAAGCTCGCTCTGGTATGCGATGGATCGAGTGAGGTTTTGCAAGACCACATTTGTTCTGGCAAACACGCTGTTAACAATCCCAGTTAGTTGCTTTGATTCTGCTAATTCTGGCACTTCCAGACCAAGTTTTCCAATGATCGCTTGCTCGTCTCGAATGCTCTCAAACCCCGCTTTCTTGAAGATTGTGCGCAATTCCTTTTCCGTGTAGCCTGAGAGCTTTGCAATTCGCTTTACTAAGTCATCATAGAGCGCCTCGGCATATGCAAGCTCCTCAGCTCGAAACAGTGCTGAATTTAAGGCTGATTTTGCCCGCAGAAGTGAAGCCAGTGAACGCGCGGAGTCTGTTAGAACGCGAGAGTAAAATGATTCTAAGCGTTCTTCCAAGCTTGCCGTAAGCGCGTCAATTCTGTCGAAGGTGATCATGCGTTAAACACATCCGTTGGTGTTTCAGCACGCTGCTGCTGAAGCCATAAGTTAGCCGTCTTTTCATCAAGCCCATAATTGCGCTGAAGAAAAACTTGCTTTGGCATAAGCCCCATTGAAACGGACTGCCGGTCTACCTGCATCTGCGCGTCTTTATCCACCAATATTGAATCATCGAACTCGAATTCCAGATTGTACGTGCCCTTTGTTGCCAAGCTGTACGCTGTTGCGTAGAAATCCATGACCTCTATTAGCCGCTCTAAAGCCGTCCGCAAGTTTCTCTGAATGTCACGAATCGTGCTATACGTTCGCTGCTTAGTCGAAGCCACTTCCGTTGCCGTGCGCGCTACCAATTCAGGGTCACTCAACGTGCCATAAGCCAAACCGCACGCAAGTTCCACGCGTCTGAATATCGCTGATAAACCATTCAGATAATTCTGCTCTCTTAGTGTCGGCGTCCACTCTCGAAACAAATCCCCCTCGCCTACATTGCTGGTTGAGTTCAATGCTCTATACAGCCGCTTATCGGGCAGAATGAGCGTGCCGTCATCTTTACGTTGGAATGCCACCACATCGGCATAAAGCGCGCGCTTGCCAGATTCAAACTCCCATAAGAAGCCCGAATGCAACCGGTCAGCCTGTTCGATCAGCTCCACCGCCCGCGAGTAACAACTCACGCCCAGCGGTGATCCAGTATCCTTCACATCGCCACCAGGCGCCTTGAAATAGGCAAACAGCAGCTTATCCGCGCCGATAATAGTAGCAACCGGCTCTAACGCAGCCCAATCGTCAATAACGCTCAATTGCGCTTCACGCCCCAACTGGTGAGGGCTATCGCTCTCGAACGCCTTGTTGGTGACGGTATAGACGCCTTGTTTATTGATATCGTGCGCTTCAAGTTTGGTGTAATATTTCTTGCCAATCTGCCTCTGCTCAACGAACACGGCGGATACAACCTCACCGGCCGAATCAAAGCGTACCGGGTAGAACGCATCCGCCGGAATGACACTCACGTTGATATTCTTGCCGTCGGGTACGGGCTTCCAAACCATGCCGCCTAACGCAAGCCCAACTTCCAAGTCTGTGCGAATATCATCGACGATGGGCTGAATTTGCGTTTGCAGCCATGTTGCCCGCGCCGAACCGGATAAGGTCAAAGTCATCTCAGACGTTGCCGCCCGTGAAAGTTCGCTCGCGATGGTCGAGGACAGGTTGAGACTGAAAATGGAGTCATTATCTACCCAATGCGGAGTGTTACGGTACATTGAAGCCCACAGTTCGATGTCACGCTGTTGAGATTCTGTGGGGGCTATGTCAAGCCCCGTTGCTTTTTTGATTTCGTCTCGGTTCAGCATCTTATTTATAAATCCTTTCACGGCGTCAACTACATCAGCGATCCAGCTCATTAATTGCCCGCCTTCCGCCATTGCAGATTTAATGCGTAACGTGTGCTTGCGATCGAATGGTCGTTTTCGTCAGGGTACATACTTGTGATAAGCCCCTCTTTCGTTCGCGGGTACTCGTAACTGGTAAATTCTTGCGCGGTATACGGGCAGCGTTCCGGGTCAATAACAATCTTTGCTAAGTTTTGTAACCACTTCATGCTGTATCTAACCGATTCAGGCGGCTTCTCAGCGCCCTTTACAGTTAGCCCGTAAGTGTTCAAGTCAGCGATGGATTTCGGCTCTGCGCTGTCAGCGATGATCAGCCTGGAATAGCCGCAGCCCTTTTGCGCAATAAGCGTCTCTGCCAGTTCCTTGTTGCCCATTTTTACAGCGCGAAATTCGTCATAAATGTAAAGTTCGCGCCGGCCGGCATGATAAGACATGCGCCCCCAGTGAAGCGGATCTACCGCATAGCCAAAGTCAAGCCCCTCATAAATGTTATCGTACAGCTTGATTTCTGCATCTGTAATAGCGCGCAATTCAACGTTCGGGAAGACCATCCCGCCAGTGCCGTTGGCAATACCCATATACTCATTGTCGTAAGCGTCAGGGTTGACTTGCTTAAGGTATTCAGCTTCATCCAGGGCAACTTTGCCTATCCACTCAGGAGGCATTTCCAGATAGCTGGAGTGATGTAAATAGCGATTCTCTTTTGGAATTGCCATTTCCTTGTTTGCCCAATGATTCATCGAGCGCGGAGTGTTGAACACTTTGAATATGTACGCAATATCCGTTCCACGAATTGCCGATTGCATGATAGAACGAACGGCTTCTGGACCAGGTAGCTGATCGTACTCTTCAAAGTGCAAGACGGCTATTGAACCGAATGGCGGCTTAATGGACTTAATGGACATAGGATCGTTGGCGCCCCGGAAGAAGATTTTCTGCCCCGTTGGGAGATATGTAACCTCCAGGGGTGACGTAGTAAACTTGAATTTCTCAGACAATCCCAACTGGTCTACCGCCCACTGAATCTGCGAAAAAACTGAATTGCGCAAGGTGTTTGCGTGTTCGCGGATACATAGCACATGCCACGTTGGATTATTGACCAGTAGCACAACATCTGTCATGCCCATAAAGCTTGACTTGCCAGAAAGACGCCCATCATCCAGAACGTACTCCGTGTGTCCATGTGCGAGTATATCGCGGTACATATCAATATATGCCCGCCCAATCTGTGAGGCGTCCAACCGCGCAATAACCGGCTCTGCTTTGCCGTCCATTTCGTTTCCGTTCGTACTGGCAACTTCCTGACGCTCAACGTAGCCGCGTAACTTGCCGATAGTTTTGAGCGTGAAGATAATGGCGGTTATATTGCCATCTTGCACCTGCTTGAATAGCTGATTTTCAGCAAAGTCAATAAGCGTTTCCCGCTCTTCATCCGCAACCGCTTGCACAGTTGGATATGTATTAATATACCTTGAAATGGTGTGTCTCTCGCAGCCCAAATAGCGCGCGGCAGCGGATAAATTCCCGTGCTTTTCACGTAACGCGTCTATAATCTGGTTTGCGGTAAACTTTTCTTTCATATCGCTTTTTTATCTGGTGGGTTGGTAGTTAGCAACCGTTACCGAATACCTGGATTAAACCCAGAGGCTACCCAAACATCAGTATATTTACCGTAAATATCATCCCGTCCATTTCTCGAAAATTGAGAGGTTTTTCTTACTGTTACATTAGACCATCCACCGCGCCGTAAATATGAAGCCGTCTTTTCTGCCTGAGACTGCCCCCTGGTTTTAACGATAGTCGTTGAGCGCGTCATTGTTACAGATACACCTCTAATTCCACCGCTTGCTAATGTTTTTTTGAGACGGTCAGCGTTTGAAGCGTTTTGTTCTCTCGCTCCGCCTGCAGACTGAACAGTAGCCCTTGTTCCACCACCACTACTTTTCGCCATATTATCCTCGCCTTGCTATATCGCTAAGCATCTTTTGAGTAAAACGATAATCACCGGCTGTACTCGTAGCATAGATTCCACGACCGCCGCCGCCTCGGACAAAGTAAGCCGGTTTGCCTCGATATTCTCCGGCTGTAACGCGATAAACGCGTCCAGTAGTCTTATTTATTTTTTTGGCACGCGCCCTAAGAGACATCAACCCAGCGCGCCCACCGCCACCGCTCGACTTTGCCATGTTAGCCTCGCTTGTTCACGTACTTAGAAACGTAGCTGTTTACATCGCGCATGAACCCGCGCCGTTGTTCGTCCGAAAGCATGAACGAAGTGCTCGATCTAAGCGCGCCAACCGCCCGCTCTGCTCTCCTTTGTGCTCTCAATTCCCCAACGCTTATGCCAAGAAGTTTCGAGACTGAACCGCCTCTGCTACCGCCACCCGATTTAGCCATATTAGCCTCCAGCGAATCGGGTTACGCCATATTTGTTCAAAGCGATTGTCTTCAACGTAGAAGTGATAAGTGCCAGTCATTTTATTTTTGCGCGCCATTGTGCCCCAACCGGCAAAAGGCGCTTCAAGATGATCCGCTTGCATGTTCAAATCAAGCATGGGAATGCCATAGAGATTGTCACTTCCCCATACGGCGTCTGGCACGCGGTTAATCAATTCTTCATCCGAAATCGGCTCGTCTTCCGTTTCTTCATTCTCTGGCTGCCATAAATCCAGGTCAAGCTCATGCTTATCGAACCCCCAATCGAGTAGATCGTCAAGTTCCCACTCGTTTGCAAGAACATCAAAATTCCATGTGCCAGTATTCTTATTCAGGCGGATGTTAAGTTCCTCGACCTCACGCTCTGTCAATTCACGGTCTGGTATCCAGCACTCGACTTCTTTCACGCCAGAAGCTTCCAGCACGTGTTTTCGCTGATGCCCGCCGATAATAGTGTGAGCAGAATCAGCATTGACAATCGGCTTATCTATCATGCCAAATTTGTCAAGTGAGGTCTTTAACTGCTTAAATTCCTTCTCAGAAAGTGAACGCGGATTCTTGTAATAATCCGTTAGTTCGTCAAGCTGAAAGGAACGTAAAGTCCAGTTTATTTTCGCTGCCAGATTACCCTCGTCTTTTCGCACAATCTATGCCACGTCCACAGGCACTCACGCCCGCCGGAAATGTCAATCCGTTCCGCCCAGCCACGATTCACCTTTTCCACCATTCATAGCGTCGAGACGTGCGGTTAGGTCTACAACCTGACGTTCAAGCTCCCTCGTTCGTTTATCACGCGATTTTACAGCGGTTTGAAGCTTTTCTACTTCACACTGTAATCCTTCATTCTCGGCTCTTAACGCCGTCACTTGCTTTTTTAGATTATCATTTTCGGTCTGCAAAGCCGTCACCTGCGACTCCCTGTCACATAACATTGAGCGCAAGTTGCGCACTTGCGATTCCAGTTCTTCTATGCGTCCGTCTTGTGTAGTAAGACGATCCATCAATTTATCTATCCGAGACTCATAACCCTGGATCAGATTCATAGCGGCTTCGGAAGCCACCTTTTGGGCTTCAGCTCTCAGTTTTTCAGCATTAGCCTCGGCTTCAATAGCAGTCTTTTTGGCTTCAGCCGCTGTCTTCTTGCGGTTAGCAAAGGCTGTAATAAGAGATACAACCGCTCCACCGAGTAAGCCAATGAGGAGCGTGACAACCTGATCGCCCGTCACCCTTTAGCCTCGTCATTATCGCCTTCAAACGGCACCCAGATTTCGGCGGGGCGATCTGTTAAATCATACAAAATATTTGATCCACCACCTGCAACTACCGCTGTTAGAATCTTGCCAATGAGCACATTCGGGATATACGCGGTAAATAAGTTAACGCCCGACAGCCATACGAACACGCCGGCGATCACCCATGCGATGTACATCAAAGCGAAATGATCCCATCCATAACGCTCGAACAGCGGCGTCACGAGCGCAGCCACAAGCCTGTTTGCCAGTACCATAAAGCCAATAACTACTCCAAGTGTTGCAATATCAAATTCCATTCAATACCTCCGTGATAATAAATAAATGACCCGACCTGGTACGCTGACTATTGCTCACATGCCTGTGAGGTTGCCCCACTCCAACTTCGGCTGCGCTCGCTCTGCTGGATTGCCTCGCGTGTCGGGTTCTGTTCTGTGTTAAACGCATCTCAAGTTCTAAAAGACGCCTAATTTCGAAAACGGTATCTCGCGGTCTTCTATGATCAACTGCTGCCGGTACTCACGCTTCAAATCAGCAACCATAAACACCAGCCATTCCGGCCACTTGGAACGATCCAGACCATATTCAGCCTCGCAGTTGCCGCATAAGTCAAATTGGCTCGTAATCACTTTTCCGCAAACACAACGTTTCGATATCATAATTGTTCTCTGAGTACTTCAGCCACTTATTCAGTACTTTTATGCAAGTTAGCCAGTATTCTGCATATTTTGCTCTGGCTGTACCCGAATATCTCAGCTATTTCAGCTTGTGTATAACCGGTCACCCATAGATACAGAACAGCCCGATCGACGTGACCGAGCTGTCCGATTGCCTCCGCGACTTCCAGTTTCTTATCAGCATTTTCCTGTGAGATGTAGTCGCTCAGGTTCATTCAACCTCCGCAACCAACCACTCATCTTCTCCTTCAAAGATCAGGCTTTCTGAGCCGTCAAATTCTTCCATACGAAAGCGGCTTCCTACTGGAATCCATACCACTTTCAATTGATCAAAGGCATGAGGAGAAAATCCATCGCCATACTTATTTTCGGCAATCTCGCATATATCTCCTTCGGCTTCGCCTAAGACGATTTTGACTATTTCAGGATCATACAAACACTCAGGAAACTCTTTATTCCACGTGTACCAGCCCGCCCCATAATCAGGACTTATCAATACTGCAACCATTCCATTACGAATTAATTTGTTCATCCCATCCCCCAACGTTCACCAATATAAACAGCAACACTAACACTTACAAGAAAAACTACAAATGCCAGGATACCTAATAACCACGATCCTCTTTCATAAGCGAAATACGCCACTATTACCGTCGGCAAAGTCATTATCATCCCGACTATAACCGTCAAAAACACTCCGCCCAATATTTCAATTAAATCTTTCAAATTCAGCATCTCAATTCTCCATCTCTTCCGGCAACCTATAAAATAGCCGACGGTCTACGCACGCCGCTCTATTACCACCCCACGCATAGCGGCAATACGCGGTCGGGTGTTCGTGCTGAAAACGATACTCACCAAGCTGTAGGCACGTGCCAATCAGCTTATCCTGGTGACGCTGCCAATAACGACAAGTTAGACATTCGTTCATTGTTTGTCCGTTTCGCTCTGGCTTATTCTATTTCCCAATTCGACCCAGTGATTAATAGCCGAAGCCAATGCCTCTATCCAGTTAGAATCGGGCAAACTGTCTCCAGGAGTGAATTGAACAGCGGCGTCGTCTACGGCTTTCAGAAATTGACCGCGCCCGCCGTAAATGCGCTTGGCGATGCACATTGCCAGTCCCGTTTCCTTGTCGAACCACTCATCCTCACTCGGACGAGATATAACCTTTGTACCATCTGAAAATATTGCGATAGTTGTAATGCCGTTATAGATCACCTTGACCGGCTTATAACTTTGCGGGAGTTCTAATCCAGCGCATATTTTTCTACGTTCAGCTTCCTTCAAAAACTCTTCCAAAAACTGTATGAACAAATTGTTGTCTAATTCCCTTATGTGATCCTTTACACGCTTTATAGTAATTGTCATTTCTCACCTCTCAGTATTTTCTCCGTAAATTCTAAAGCTTGCCCTGATTTTACCATATCGCCGTCAAATTGTAAGACCTTCCAGCCGTATTGAACGGCCAGGTTGCCCTTCTCATAGTCTCTCTTTATCCCTAAGGGACGGGCGTGTGCGCCTCTTGAATAAGTGCCCCCCTGAATTTCCACAGCAAGGCGTTCTTTTACCCAGCAAAAATCAAATCTGAAGCGTCTGCCAGGAATCGCCTGGTACTCGCGCACATATCCATCCAGCCCCACCGCGTCAAGCTGCGAAGCGAAAATATCTTCAAGCTGACTTGACATTGCCTGTAACCTCCGCTAACAATTGATTCCAGTTTGCAAGCGCGTCTGTAACGGCCTCACGAATCGTCGCCCCGTAAGAATGTCTTCCAGCCGGCAATGCCGCTCCAGGCAACGTCTTCCAAACTTTCGCGAGATATTTTTTGCCACTCGGTTCGGTTGTGTCTTTTAGTATCTGCCATCCATCACAAGACTCTAACAATGCCAAAATGTCTTCAAGTTCCGATGCGCTCATGGCTCCTCTGCCAATTCTCCGAATCCACAATGTTTTGCCCACTTGCTAAGTGCTATCCGTAGATCGTCTAATTGACCGTCGGTTGTTTCACTCGGTAACCGCAATTCCACCACAACCGTTGGTATTTTTGCGGTTGTTCCGCTTTTATAGATCGCGCAAGTGGGTACATAATCCTGTTCTGATTCGCTAAGCTGTTTCAAAAAAGTAAAGCCGCTCGTCAAGGCTTTAGTCATTTTTTCACTTCCTTTCGCTCGCTAAAATTCTCGCACGTGCTAAACTGGTGCGTCATCACAATCCGGCGCGTAAACTTCCCGCACCGTCCATAGTCATCATCCCAGCGAAACCAGCGCTTGCAGTTTTTACAGCTCGTGCGCATAACCTCCGCAGCTCGTGCTTCCTGTCGACTCATTCTTCATCCCAATGATCAACTATCGCCTGGACAATGTGTCCCATAAGACTGCCCAACAAAAAAATAGCGATATGGTTGGTTGTTATTAATTGCCGAAGCAATTCCCAAATTTGTTTCAATGTTTCAAAAATTGTCATTCCTCACATTTCCTTTCTAAGCCAAAAATTGGCTGTTTTTTCGCTGTTTGCTTTGTGTGCTACATAATTTATCATGTTGGCATAGTAAGCCGTGAATTTTCCGCAGATTTCCAGCGTTTCAGCGAATTGTGAATAATAATTGTGCGCGTTATTCGTCATCATCATCTAACTCCGGCAAGCCAGGATAATAGTAGGTTGGAATTCCATACATTTCGGCGCAAGCAATTTCGCCTTTCACGCCATCGGACGATTCCCAGCCTGGGGATACCACCAGCGCGTCACACCGCAAAAGGATTTCGATATCGCCATTCAACCAGCGATCAGCCTCAACTTCTTTATCCGCAAGCGAAATGGGTAGATCAGAATTAGCCGCAGGGCAAAAAACCGTGCAGCCTTTTTTCCAAAGTTCCAGCGACAGTGACTTTGCGTATTGCAAATTTCCCTCAAGCGTCTTACCGTTCTTTGGTCGAATTGGTGTTGCTAAGTAGATTATCATTTCTCGCCTCTTATGCGGCGTACCAGTTGAATTAATCCGGCAAACGAAACAATTACAAGCGCAACGTCAAGCAAGGTTAGTGTCATTTCTCACACTCCTTCCATTCTGACACAATCTCTCGCCATTCTTTCTGCTCTTCTGAGAAGTCATCAGGCGGTACATCAAGCGCATTACCAGCCTCGATAAGCCGGTCGATAAAATCTCTCAACTCAACAATTTTAGCCTTCAGTTTAGCCGTTTCTATCTCACGCTCTAACAATAGATTATCCATTTCGTCATCTATTTTCATATAGGCTTTTTCCAGTTCGGCAATGCGCAGGGATAAAGCGTCTTCAATTGCGCGCTTGTTCCAGTTGTCTATTGCCTCTTCTTCGGTAGGAAACTCACACGAGAATCCACCCTGCTCGTCCTGCTCGTCGTTCTTTGCGGGACATGGTTTGTCGCTTCCACAACCAACTGCAACATATTTATAATTAGGTAACCATGAGTGTTTTATGATGGCTTCTCCACCACAAAATGGGCATGGTATAATTTCACTCATTTTCACGCTCCTTAACTCCAATATTCTTTTTTGTGAAACAAGTAGTCTATCTGTTTCGCTACGCTAAGTCTGCCATTGCCATTGCACAATGGACAGTCCGAATTACAATCTCCGCTCCAATAGCAAAGAGGGCACACATTCCAATTTTTAATCGCAAGTTTAATGTCGCGCAAGCGGTCGCGGAAGAACGCATGTAATCTCAATCTGAAAGACAATTTGTCTGAATGTATCATTCCTTACGCTCCTGAATTCTAATCACCATATCTGCTTGTTCCAGATGCACCAAATCCCCAAAGTGCATTTCGTCTTAACTGTTCCTGTTCGCTTCCATAGGCAAGTAACTCTAATTCTTTATTTCTTGCTTCACAATCCGTCAGTTTTTGCTTGGTAATGACGGTTTCGGAATCAAGGGTGGCAATGCAAAGCTTCAATGCTTCCAATTCTCCCAGCAACTCAATAACGTCAAAGTAAGACAAAGTCATTCCAACTCGACCTGCTTTTGATAACTTCAAATTACTTGTTAATTCTCCAAAAAACGATAACTCGGTCATTATATATACTCCTTTTAGCTCTCACTATGGTTGATTGATTTTGGCTGATCATCATTTTCAATTGTTTTCTTGAAATACAGATTGCCAGCTACGTGATAAATTACCACACCCTCAGGCTTAGCAAAGCCAGGGGCGGCAACGCTACCGCTAACGCGCAGTTCATTCAGCACATTATTAATAGCGTTTGTATCAAACACGCCAGTGTATAAAACTGGCACAACATAACAACATGCAGGACGAACACCCAATTCATCAGACCAGCGGGAAGTATTGAACAAGCTAAACCGTTTTTCTTTCAAACCGTATCCACGCTGGATTCCCTGTCCCCACCATTCGCCATAGTGAAAACCTTCGCCTAATTGCATCAATTCGTCTTTATGCTCATACGCCCAACGAGCAAAACCGGCATTATCTTTTTCTGGCGTGATCCATTGATTACGAGAGCCAACTTGAAATTCACCATCTTCACCAATGGCGATTAACCCATTCGTGCCATCAATTTTTTCTGTGACTACAATCTCACGTGACAGTCTCGCAATTTTTCCAAATTTTCTAAACTCCATCATTTCTCACTCTCCTCTTGTTCTTTCAAGTCTCTTTCGAGCACATTAATTAATAGCGCAATTGGAATCGCATCCCACACTTTGCCTTTTTCCTTCAGAGATTTCATCTTTTTACGCAAAGTCTTAATCTCTGCCTCTAATTCCGCAATTATTTTCTCGGTCATTTCTTACGCTCCTTTTTCACTAATTGTTTTGTTTGATAATCCAGGCATTCTGCGCCGCTGAACAGCCATATTGGCGCATGCTCTTTCTCGCAGGTTACGATCAATTGTTTCAGTTCCGAACCTCGCGGTAATATTATCGTTGTTTGAACAAATCTGCAACTTCCACATGACTGAGTATTCAAGGCTTTAGCCGATAATTCGGTCATTGCTCGCCTCGCATTTTGTAATTATCCAGTCTATTTCGCATATCAAGCGCCATCATCTGGCAATTGCCTTCACGCGCTGCTTCGATAAACTTTTCCCACTCAATAACATTGAGCACGTTATTATTTAGATCTCTCAACAATTTTTCTTTCCAAAAACGTAGTTGCCAAAAAATTTTCATATCCTCAAACTCTTTCCCTGTAACGATAACACAATATTTTTCTTGTCGCGGATTCGATCCACAATGTAACTTTGAAATATTTCTTCCGGCGGGTAGTTGCTTACCAGAATGGTAATTTTGTCTCTGGTCAATGCGCTGGTATAACGTGAATCAATGATCTCTGCCAGGCTTTCACGAGCAAAGTCGTTCATGCGATCACGTCCGAGTTCATCAACAACCAACCAGTCCATGTCTTTATAAAACTTTAGGCGCGCCTGGTATTCTTCCTGTCCGTGCTCCGTGTCGTACGATGAACGCAGGTGGTTAATCAGCTCACTTTGCCGCGTATAAAGTGACTTCATGCCAGATTGAATTGCCTCAACAGTATAAGCGCGCACATAAACCGTTTTTCCAATTCCAGGCGTTCCATGCAGATAGGCGAAGCCTTTTTTCGCCTGAAGCACACCGAATAACATGTCTTTAATTCGTTCGACAATCTTCGTCTCTGGCAACACTTTCCAGAGTTGGGCATCACCTAAACTCACGCCAGATTTATAAAAACGCCGCGGGTTGTTCGGGCAAACAGCCCAACCTTCTTCGTTAGGAATCAGCCCGACTCCGTGACAAATTTCGCAATTTGGAACACAATCGCCATAATCAATCGTCATATACTATCTCCTCGTTCGAAGTGTCTGAAACATAACCTGGAATATAACCCCATTCGTTCTTTTTGTCAATCTGCCTCACATGACCAGTTGACTTTTTGAAAGCGGAAGACTCATTCCGCCTTGTATCAGCCTGAAAGCCGTCCACCTTCCAGCGTTTCAATATCGCTTCGGCATAAGACCAGCTGCGCTTATTGTTTGACGCTGATTCTTCAAGTGCCTTAATAATCCAGTCCTTTGGGTATTCTTCAGCCGCCATAACCAGTTTATCCCTGATCATTCCAGTCAATGCACCAATTTCGCTTTCATAGATTTTGGCAATTTCAGAAATTTCGCCATCGCGCGTAGTAGTGGTGGTGGATGTATTTAATAAGGGTTTAGGGTTTATAGGTACCTGTTCGCTTAGCAAATCGGTACCTGTTTGTTTAGCAAATCGCTTGTGTTTAGCTCCATTAGTGGCTCTCGTTTTGTTAATCGTTTCTATTTCTTTTTTGCTTTTATTGAAAGATAAAAAGTTGTGAATTTGGTATCCACCGTCAACCCTTTCCCACAAATTTACTTCTACCAATTTATTTGCAACCTTTTTGGCTGGTGTTTGAAACGCCATGCCACAAAGCATCGGCAAAACACCATCCATTATGAAACCATCTGTTAGGTTTCCATTGCAATAAATTAATCCAGATAGATATAACGCCATTCCGTGTATCCCGACCGTTTGTACTTTTGGGTTCAACAAAAACTTATCGTCAATTCTCGTCCATGCCATATTTACCACCTCCAATAAGGTATTATATCAGGATCTGGTATGTCAAACAAGGGCGGCTGAATCACTTCGATTTTATTCACATCTTCAGGCGGATAATTGCAGATGTTATACGCATCGCCGCGCCTCTTTTCAGCCGCCGCGCGCGCATAATGCTCCGCCTGGGTAACCGTTGCGTCTTCATACGTGCGTGCCAGCCAGCGTCCGGCTTTGCCGCTATGCGCGCAAACTGGCAGTCGGTATTCTGTCACCAGTCGCTCCAGTATCATGCGCACTTTGCGTTCGTCCATTGCCAATAACTTGCACAGATCCTCAAGCCGAATAGCATTGTCTTCACCGATATAATCGCTCATAACCAGGGCAACGAACCGAATTTCGGCGTCCGTTATATCGTGCGATAGTTTGCGGTAATAGTCACGCGGGTTCATTGTTGCTATCCTCGGGCGGTTCTGGGCGCTCTTTCCAATGTGTTACGAGATCAAACGTGTTGAGCTCATAATCAAAGTTACGCAGCGTTTCCCAAACAGGCAAACCATAAACCCCATTATTGAGAAAAGTGGCAGCCTCCCAGTCATTTTGAGCCCAAATTATAACTTCGTCACCATCATCAGGCAACCTTTCGCTCACTGGTATCCAGCGTTGTTTGTCTTTCAATTCTGCAATGCGGGCTTGCAAGGCGTCTTCAATCGGGCGGGTGTTCCAGTCTTTAGCTGTTGCTCCGCAATTGTCACAAACTCGCGTTTGTCCTATGTAGGTAACTATCTCTTCGGCTTCCTCGTCTGTTAATTGTTTAATTCCACAAAACGGGCATTCCTTTAACTCACTCATTTTCTACCTCTATTCTCGATAACCGTCATAAATTTCGATAGACGGTTCGAATTCAGTATTAATTATTAGGTCTCCGTGCTTTTTGCTAAGTGCGAGCAATTCTTCAAGCGTATTAAGATCGGCATACCATTTGTGATACCAATCGTTTGTGTCGTGTTCATCCGGTAAAGTATATGCGCCTTCACACGGTGAATCATAACCAAGTCCGGATGTTCTTCTAATTCTAAATCTCACTTTCTACCTCAACTTTTATTGGACTAAATCTGTCGCATGTTTCATTGCGGGATACGACTTCGCCGCGCCTTACCTGGCAACGACCGCACCCGTCCACGAACGCGAAGTAAAACCGCTTGCAATTCCGGCATACCATTTCTGGTAATATTACTTTTACTTGCAATTGTGTTTGGGTCATTATAATCCTCTTGCCGGTGATATAGCCCGCCGGCAGGCTCTGGAACGAAGGAGGCGCCCCAGGCTAAATTTCACCATTCTTTTTGGCTTCAATAACCATCTTCGCAGCCTTTATCTTGTGTTCTTTTATGGCGCGTTCCGCCTGGTCAATATCCGCCGCTTTGAGTTGTTTGTTCATCTCGTTATAGCGCGCCGACAGTTCTGGGATAGTTAGATCGCCATAACGTTTAGGCGGATTGTCGCTCGTTTCTACCTTGCAGGCATCCTCGATAGTCATAGTTGTTTCGTCTGGATCAGGCGCCGTTCCTGATTCAGACCTTGTGCCCATAATAACAGTGCCGTCTGGCACAAGTTCTACAACCGGTGTAATTTCTACAACTGGAACGTTGATCACATTGCCGTCCTGGTCTACATCAGCGCCTAACTCTTCAGGTGTGTAAACTACTGATCCATTCATAACGTCTGGACAATACCATCTTACCCCATTGCTCATAGCGCGTGCGAACAGCATATTGCGCGGAAACTTTTCCAAGTTTTTTACACCTGCTTTGTGCGCGTCTTCAATTGTAAATTTCGACTCTCCGCTCACAACCCACTTACCGTCTAATTTTTCCATAAACTCGATTGTGCAAGATTTATCAGTTATTTCAGATGCGCGGTAGTTATATCGCCCGCTCTTTTTTACACAAGCCGCCATTATGTTTGCGCTGAATGACGGCTTGCCCTGAATGATATTGACACCGTTCATTCCTGCGAACGGTCCAAGCCCCAGTTCACGCGCTGCCAGGATCTTCACGACTGCCTGACTGGCCTGTTTTGTGTCAGAGAAAAAGCCAGAAGCAGCCATTGCTTTCGCCGCCCGCTCTACCTCGTCATAAGTGGTTAGGGTTTTATCTTGATAAGTCATTAACTCGTTCATCTTTCTCCTTTATGTGATTATACTTCAGCCAACGCATTTATTGGCATTGACCGTTTGATTATATCTTGCATCGTTGATATTTCAGTGTCATTTATTTCGATCGATCTCCTCACTTTTTTCCATTCAACGCTGTTTCGCTCCAGGTCGGACAGCTCTTCCCATAACGCCTGGTTTTCTTTTTTGAGTTGTCGAATGTAACTCTCACGATAACTGTGCATCATTTTGTTTTCCTTTCTTTTACCGTCTCAATGATACCAGCGACAAGCACTGCCAGCCCAAGCGGTATGCATAGAATTGCGAAGCCTACAATAAATTCGAACATTTTTGTTCCTTTCTAAAATGGAATACTTTCGTCATCATCCATTGGATCGACTCGAAAGTCGCGTTGGCATTCGAGGCATGTGTAAGTGTGGTCAACCGGCAACAGGCCGTGCTCGCTGAAAACTAAAAACGTGTGTGCGGATATGCCTCCACAATACGGACACGGCGGAGTTTGCGGATTTTCTGAATCCTGCTGGATAAGGTATAAATCTGATCTATCGTACATTGGTCTCCTTTAGTCCACCATATAACTAAAATTGTCTGCGATCCTTACGGCTTGGGCTTTTGCTGTGGCTTCGTCGATCCAGGGTTCAAACATTCCCGCTGATGCTTCCCGGTCGTTTGTCTCTGGACAGGCGCTGTATGTGATTCTCATAGTGTACGGGGCGTGCCTGCTTGCGATTACCATATAGGGCTTATTAGGTTTGATGTTGAGTATCATGTCCTCGGCTGCTTCTATAAGCGCTAAGTAACGGTAGAATTCGCGATTTGCCGCCTCGTCCATGCGTGGGTCGTAATTAATCCTTGCAGCCTTTGCTGCTGCTTCCTGCTTTGGTGTGAGATATGCGTTCGTCATGCTATTGTCTCCTTTTGATATTTTGCATACGCTTCTTGTATTAAGACTCGCATTGTCAGGGAGTTGTTATTATCGTACCTCTCGCTCAACTTCCACAACTTTTCGAGGTCATCCTGGCTCATAAAAAATCCTGTGAACCGTGTTTTTGTTTTCGTTCTCATAGCACCTCCTCTCTGCTTGCGTTGACGTAATGTCCCTGGAATGAGCCTTCAAAATTCCAGCGGACTTCTGCCTGATGGATTTCTGATATACGATTTGCAAAGTAATCAATGCCACTGTGATCAAAAAAAGTATTTGCTAAATATACGGGAGTGTCTTCCCATCTTAGACCTTCTTGCTTTACTTTGAATTCTACTCTTTTTTTCATTTTTGTTTCCTTTCGTATCTTGTGTTATTACAGTACTTCTACTGGGGTAACATTTGCTTCAAATTCCATCCCATGTTGCTTTACTGCTGGGCAACCTTTGCGCAAGTAGTTTGCGTATTTGTTAGCCAGTTCTTCGCTTGTGCTCCAGCGGGCTGTATACCAGTCTTCCCACGTTCCTCCAACCATTCTATACCTGGCGATAACTGCGTGCGTGTAGGGGTGCGATGATTTCCGGATTGAGTAGCCTAAGTTTGGTAATGATACATAGTATTGAATCTTTTGGTCTTTCATTACTTTACCTCTTTTCGTATTTAACATTATTATAGACCCTTTTATACAAAAGTCAAGGGTTAAACGAAAATTGCTTCAACTGAATTTACGCTAAAATATTAATGTGAGTATTTATCCACAAACAGAATAGAAACGCGAAAAAACGGCTGAATTTTGCGCCTGCGTAGGTTTTACGCCTTTGCGCACATTCGACCATAACCGACAAGTATCATTCTTTTGACATTCTATCCATTATGATCGATAAATATCAAAAGATTGACATTTATAATATGCCAAACTCGCAAACAAAAGTAAGCCAAACTCTAAAACAAAAACGCGCCAAACTCTAAAATAACTTGTGCACTTGTTGCACAAGTTGCAACAACTGAAAACAAAAAGCACCTGCTAAACACAGGTGCTTATGATCCGAGCATTGGCGATATCTACCAGTCGGCGGGTCTCAGCAAGAGGCACATAGTTTAGAGGTGTGCTGGACGCTATAAAAGAGCCACCTATTCTCGGGTTTATTCAGTGGCTATCTCGCTCCTGCAACCGCACATGGCGCAGTCTGTGGTAGTTCACGCGTGCGCCCCGCCAGTCAAGCTCGATCCTACATCGTCCGACGAGACATATTTTTCAGCCGCCTAACTCGACATTCGTCGGCTCGGTGGCAAAGCCGGTGGCAGGCAACGCTCCTGCGTGCTGGCTATTACAAGTAGCCCGACCACTAAGCACCGGCATGTTCGTAAAGCGCTCGGAGAGTTTTGCAATCTCAACGTCCTGCTTGGTGGGCAGGCATTCTACTTTTGAATTACGAGCGCGATTTATCCTACCACCCCTTCCAATTACACTCACTTTCCCAGCTCGTGAGGTGTTTGTCTGATTGTTCTTTCCATGCGCGCCGGCGTGCCTTGCTCAACTGGCGCTTACAATATCTCCCAACGTGCGGGTATATCCACATTCTTGTAAAATGAACGTGCGCTTTTTCCATACGGTCAAGAACGAACCTTTTACCCATTTTATTATTCAGATTTATGACAATGTACCGTAAGTGTTCCGTCCGTGTTCATTGTAAGTGTAGGTTTAATCCACGCTGAAGTTCCGTTGCAACTGCCAATCGCCGCATTGTTTCTTGCGGTCAAATACTCAACAATCTTTTTTTCGTTGGCTGCAACTTCTTTAGCGACATTTCTTTTATGAGCTGCATCCATAGCATAAAACAATTCTTTTGCTACATCGTAGGATATAGAATAATATTGCAACACATCGTGTTTGACGTAATAATCATTAGCCTCAAATCCGCGTTCATATGTAACAATAACCCCATCAAGAATATGTCCTTCTTGATTAAACTGATATTTATATTTGGTGATACTTCCAAGATTATCAAACGGAAGTTCTACAATGCAGTCATCGAAATTTTCCATGAGAAGGTCTTTAGTTAGTGCTTCTACCAGCTGTTCGCCTAAATTCAATTCTTTTTTTCTCATATTACGTCTCCAATCTGCATACATTATAACACAAATCCACACGACTTCAGGTACGCCATGCCGGAAAAACAAGGATGCAATACCGGAAAAGCAGGAATGCAATACCGGAAAAGCAGGAATGCACCTCAAGCTAAGTGTACCATAAATCCAAGAATTAATACGCATTGTGGTTATCATGTTCAATTTTTCACTTTATTAATACATGACCAATCCGTCATAATCAATTTTTGCCGTTTTCTTTACATGATAGTTTTCTGCCTATTGCCAATTCATACAAATCAACAGTTTTATGCGCCATTGAAAAATCCCTGGAATAAGCGTTAATATCCGATTCATACTTTCCCTTGATATAATCGGAAACTATCTGTTTGTCGGTTTTCATGCTTTTATTGTGCCTTATCCGGATCATAACTTTTCGGGTCATAGTACCACCCCTCGCCTTTGTAATGCACCGCCGGCGGATTGTAAACTTTCTGCAGCGTTGCCTGCTTGCATTCAGGGCAAACTGTAAGCGGATCATCGGTGAAATGCTGGAAAATGTCAAAATGACGGTTACAACTCAGGCACTTATAGACGTATACGGGCATTAGCGTTCACTCCTCACGTTGCTATTCAGGATACAACTAAGCCCTGCTTCCTTATCCCATACGAACGCTTGCGCGCGCCGTACCGTGCCAATATAACCTTTATTGCCAGTCCACGCATCTGGAGCGGTTATGGAGGCGATTCTGCGAAAAATTATCCCGTTTTTCTCGACTGTTTGTTCGGTGTGCAGATGTCCAAGATGGTACTCGCGCCAGTCAGTTTTTCCCCAATCTTCAGCGGCTTCTATCTGCATGAGACCATTGATTCTTTTGTGTTCGTCTTCTCCATGCGCAAAGCCGATTAGATTTCTACCATAGCGGATATACTTGCGCGGAGTAGGAGATAGATCCACCTCAACGTCATCCGTGCTATGGTAGCGCTGCGCTATGCCAACTGTTGCCGCATAACTTAGCACGGTATCGTGATTCCCAGGTATCCACATAATCCTTACAGGGGCAAGCGCGCGGCACTGCTCTATCGCCCAAACGAGCAACGAAACGCCTTTGGCAAACATTTTTTCCCAGCGTGTATCTGAATCGAGCGGCGTTCCGGCGGTAGTTGTAGTGGCAGGCGTGTCAAAGTGAAAAAAGTCTTGTCCAATCGGAAATAGAATGAGTTCCGGCGTTCCAAACACAGCCGCCTTGCTAAGCAGTTCCATAATGGTTGCCCGCCATAGTTCTTCAGCGATTTTGAGATCGTAGTCAGCACCACCAGTTTCAGCACCCCACGAAAGTTTTCCTACGTGTACGTCCATGATGGGCAATTCCAGTAGAAAGTTGCCCTGCTTATGCTCATAACGAGTTGCCTTTACGGGCGGTAAGCTTTTGAAAATATCGAATATCTGGTCTGAAGTCAGCTTGCCACCCAGCGGCTTGACCGTGAGCGTGACAGAATACTTGCGGTTAGTATGCGGTATGCCTTCGCCTTCCGCATTCTTGATGGTGACGTCCCAGTGTCCACTTATCAGCTTGCAAGTTATCACTTCCCAAAGCAAGGGATCAAAGCCGCACTTTTTCATAATACTGGTAGGTGATGCGGCTTCGTCTTCGGTTAAATAAATATCGCGCTTGATTGTACGGGAATTGTCTTTATTGTAGGCGACCTCTTCTTGGCTAAATTCCTGTTTATTATTGCGTAGTCGCTCCATTGTTTGCAAATGGAGTTTTATCCCAGCTAAATACTTTTTTGCGTTATTATACGCGAGGTCTTTGCCGTATAGTTGGTGCATTTTCTCTTTAGCATTGCCGCCCCCATTGATTACCTGTTCTTCAAAGTCATTCACGCATTTGTCTCCGATTTCAGATTTTTACACAGTATAGCATAATTGCAAGTGTTTTGCAAGATAGATTTCATCTCATCTATCCGTCACCTTAATCCAGATTGTGCGTTCATCCGTTCGTCCAGCCGACGTGGTGATCAGGCATGCCACTTTGTAGTTTTGCCCAGCCGTGCCGCCTGAGAGCCAGACCGTGACTTTGCCGTCCAACTCGGTTGAGCTATCTACTGTTATGCCAGAGTCAGCGGTGATAACAAAACTGTCAATTATTTCTCCGGTCGCCAGCCAGGGCGTCTTACCTCCGCTTGAATCGTTCCAATTGTATGCCCAATCGAGTACTGCGGACGGGTCTTTCAGATATTGATTATCTAACATTTAACCTCCAGTGTTCGTTCTTCATGCGGGATTGTGTACGCGCGGACTTCATGCAGCACCTCCAGTGTTCGTTCTTCATGCGGGATTGTGTACGTGCGGCAAGCAGGTGTCTCGGTAAGGATAAACAGCCCGCAAGGCGTGCCCACCAGTACATAGCTGCCAACGTCGAGCGCAAAGATATAAGAGGCGTTTACGGTTATATCCGAACCGATAAGGGCGTAACTCCCTGAAGCGCAAGGCAACACCAGCCCCTTGAATAACCCAGCACTTGTGCCGGTGAGCGCATAACTGCCAGTGCCAAGCGCAAGCGTGCGCGCGGAGGTAATTGCAATGTTTGTTCCGGTTAGCGCATAACTTCCCGCCGCAAGCGATAATAGATAATTCCGTTGCAGAACGAATGTTATATCCGTTCCGGTTAGCGTATATGAGCCGGAGTTGAGCGCGAGCGTGTAATGGCGCTGTAAGACGAGGTTTACAGACGTTCCGGTTAGCGCATAAGCTCCCGCATTACAGGCAAGCGAGTAGTTTTTCTCGTTTCCAAAGTTTACATCTGTACCGGTTAGGACATATGAGCCTGCATTACAAGCGAGCGCATAAGCTCGCGTGACAGCGAAAGTTATGGGCGCGCCCGTAAGCGCATAACTTCCGGCATTGAGTGATAACGTATAACCGCGTGTAAGGGCGGCGTTTACACCCGTTATGGCATAAGAACCGGTGGTAAGCGAAAGGGTATAGCCGCGCGTGAGAGCGGCATTAGTTCCAGTTATGGCATAATTTCCGGCTGTTAGTGATATGGTGTAATTGTGCTGTAAAACAAACGAGGCTGCTGTTCCGGTTAATGCATAGCTGCCAGGATTAGCCGCAAGTGTATAATTGCGTTTGACTTCAAAGGTGGCAGCAGAGCCGGTTAATGCATAACTTCCGGCGCTGCAAGCGAGGGTGTAGCTATGCGTAACCGAGAGCGTAACAGCCGTGCCAGTCAGCGCATACGAACCGGCGTCACAGGTTAGCGTTAGGGCTTGCCCGCCCCCGCCCGATGGTATAACCGCCCAAAACGGCACGCCACCATAGGCATAGTCAAGGGTGTTGAGATCAATACCAGTCTTAGCCGCGACTTGAACGAACGGAACGCCGCCATAAGCGTAATCCATTGTCTCCAAGTCGGTCTTAGTCGGGAGCGCCATTATTGTTCACCGTAGAATATTTTTCTAATACGCTTTGCAGGCGTGTTAGTAAGCCAGGTTTTCATTCGAGCCAATATCTGCAACTCGGTAAATCCGCTTATGTCAAACTCGTTCATCTCTGCAAGTTTGTGCGCCATTGCCATAATGAACCATTGCACCGCATATTTATCCGCATAGGATAGCGTTGCCAAATAATTATTCCATTTTGTGAGCGTAAGAGAGGCAGTCGTTTTGATAAACACAACCGCCGCTTCAATAACTTCTTTTGAATCCAGAATGTCAAGCCGTTGTGCTGGCGTTTCATCGTATAAATGCGCATCGTTATAAGCAGTCAAAAATTCTTGTGCTTCCGCTTCGCTCATTTCATGGTCAAGCCATAACAGCTCACAATGAGACGGCAAAATTTCTACCCAAGTCTGGTAGAGGTTGTTTACTTGTTCAATGCGCTTGATTAGTGCCATACCAACCTCCTATGCCTGACTTATCGTTATATCATCTACGATAACCGTTTGGTCGGTAGCGCTTACATACCACGCCCCGGCTTCTATCTCCACCACTCCCGCTTCGGTCGGGGTAAATTCCAGCGTCACCTGATTTCGGTTAGTATCGTTAGGGCACGCCACCGTCTTATCGCTCGTTCCATCGCTCCAGGTTATTTGATTTACCCTGCAGCGCAAGCCGCCCGCAATGCCAGTCCCGCTTTTCTTGAAGTAGACCTTGACTGTGACTTTCCCAGTTGAGCCAACGGCAATTCTGGCAATTGGGATATAAAACGGGTACTTACTCCCTCTTTCAGCATTCGTGATGGCGAACTTCCACTCCTTGCCAGTTCCACCTGCTGTTGCAGCTTGCGAGTTGGCAGTGGCATAATCGCCATAAATGTAAGAATAGCCGCCCAAGTTATTGATGTATTGGCGATGGTCTGCGTAATGGGTTGTGCCCATTGAAACTTTGGTACTTTCGGCGATAGTGGCTTTGTGGCAGATATTTACTGAATAATCGGAATAAATACCACCCGTTGTGTTGCCGGTAGTTGAAAGGGCATAAATGGTATTGTTGCTGCTGCTGGTGGTGTAATAAATACCATAGGTGTTTGAATTGCAAGTTGCACTTGAAATAACGTTGTTGCTGCTGCTGCTGGCGTAATAAATGCCATAGCTGCCGTTTGAATTGCAGGTTGCAGCCGTTATAAGGTTATTGTTACTGGCGTTGTAGCAAATGCCACTGCCGTTTGAATTACAGGTTGCATTGGAAACGGAATTGTTGTTACTGCTGCTGTAATAGTAAATGCCGTAGCTGTTATTTGAATTACAGGTTGCACTCGTGATGGTATTGTTGCTGCTGTTGTAGTAGTAAATGCCCTGGTAACCATTTGAATTACAAGTTGCATTTGAAATAGTGTTGTTGTTGCTGGTATAACAGTAAATGCCAGTGTTAGTATTCGAATTACAGGTTGCACTTGAAATAGTGTTGTTACTGCTGCTGCTGTTGTAGTAAATACCAGTGTTATTATTCGAATTACAAGTTGCACTTGAAATGGTATTGTTGTTGCTGCTGCTGGTGTAGTAAATACCAGTGTTATTATTCGAATTACAAGTTGCACTTGAAATGGTATTGTTGTTGCTGCTGTTGTAGTAGTAAATGCCATAGTTATATCTCAAAAAATTGAGCTTATTCGTGCTTACATAGCTTTTGCCATCAAAGTAAAGCCCATAACCATAACGGTTGGCAAACGTGGCATTCATTTGTTTGAACCACGTTTGCCCTGTTTGTGTTTGGGTGGTTAAGTCCCAGCCTCCCGTGATGTAGAGATAATCAACTGCGCTGCCACTTGAACTAACAACCTGCACCTGTGTTGTACTTGCTGCAGCCGCCCCCGTATCCGTCACGCCCAACTTTTGGCTGGAATGTCCTGAAGCGTTTGCCGATGGATATTTCTTGTAAAGCGTGGCGCTGGTGTCCGAGCTAATCGTAATGACTTCATACCAGCCGCCGTCCGGAGCGGAGATAAAATCGCCGATGGCAAGCTCGGTAGAAAACAGCGTGCCAGTACCGGTGACGGCTGTGCCATTCAAAGTCCAAGCGGTCGTGCCAGTCAGAGCAGTGGGGTCGGGGCTTTTTTCAACCCTGACTTCATCACCTGCTGCGCGTGTAGTAGACGCCTTTGTGATGGTTTTCCACGGATTGCTGGCAGAACCATCGCCGGTGGTATCATCGCCATTTGCCCAAGAACAATAGACTACAGTCATGCTTTAACCTCGTATTCTCATTATAATCCGCCCCAGCCCAATTATTGAGGCGGTTCATTACCGCGCGCCTAACTAAGCAAGGCTGAATAACTCTGTCCCAAAGTCCAGTTTGAAGGTGTCGCCTGAAGCAAGGGTGACTTCAGAGGTGTAATCGAAGTAGCAGATTAGCTCGTCGTTTGTGGCGGTGTCGTTGTAGATAATAATATACCGGAACGCAGGAACGTCACCAGTCGCGGTCAGTGTTTTATCTGTCACAACGAGCGTATAAGTGCCGTTGGTCTGACTGGAGCTCGACACTGTCAAAGTGACGTCGCCAAGATTGGCGACCGAAACAGTGGTTATATCTGCCAGCACTGCATCAGCAGAGGCAGAGGGGGCGTTAAGTGCATTGGATAGCGCGACTTTGAGGGTGTCGGCTGAGAGATTGTGTTTTCCTTCCGCAAGTGCCTCGACGAAAGAATTGAATTTATTGTAAATTGCCATTGTTAATCCTCCAAAGATTAGTGTTTAATTTATAACGGAAATCACATCTGTTTCCGATAACTTCCGTAACGAATGACCGATTTCGGATACATCTCGCTCAACTTGCCGATTGTGCCAGTCCACGGGTCGGCGATGATCACGTCATTCGTTGTTACTCCAATACCCAGCACCCAGTGCATCTCAATTAACGGAGTATCATCATCGAAGTCTACATACATCATCGGCAATATGCCTGCCAGAATTGCGCTGCGAATTTGTGTAGTAGAAGGTGCATAAACAAAGCCGTCAAAGTGCATGTCAGGATACAAGCGTTCGATTGCATCCCACAAAAACAGGTTGCCGTCAAGATAGCCTTCATTGGCAGTCAGCCAATCGTTCAATTGCAGCGGGTTTGAAGCGTGCCCGAATTTATTACACACCATAGAGGCGCACGTCATCAAACAGCCGTAAGCGCCGATAGTGCTACGCGTTCCGAGCGAATGAGTTGCCCATCTTATATCGCGCTGGTTGTAGACTGGACCATAATAGGCATATTCCAGTACAACAGGCGGCTCATAATCCAGACGTTGCAGGTACTTGCTCATGACGTAGCCGCTGATATAATTGTAGGTAATTTTGTACCAACTACCAACGATCTCATAGACGGGCACGATTGTGTTCGGGTATATGTCGCCCAAATCCTGGCTATAAGTGGTTGGCTCTTTGCGGATATTCACGTATGGGGTTGCCCAATTATAAACCTTCGCATCAAACAATTTCGTTTCAGGCGGTATTGGTTCGGGTGGGGTTTCTTCTCCCCCAATCCAATCAGCATATTGTTGCTCCGTGCCGTAGAAGTGGTTCAAGTCCAGGTTGCCGTTATAGCCAGCCAGCTTTCCGGTAGAGGAGTGTTGCCAAAGCCACCAGGAAGTCCAGCCAGTCGGCATAAGCGGTGAAGGCGCAGTGGTATAGTGGGCTACCCACAGTTTGCGGTCGTTCAGATAAATTCCGCCCATAATCGCGTTCCATGCACCCTTACTGGTATAAATACCCATATCCGGCTGTAATGCGGCGTAATCCAGCACGTTGTTCCGGTACAGTCTCGTGCCGGAACGGGTGTCCTCTACATCTATCCACCGTCCAAGTCTGAACTCTTTCCCGTCTGTAATTGCATTAAATGCGTTTGATTGTGCTATAATCCCAGCGCTTCCGATAATATAGTGGTACGCTCCAAGCGGAACGCCCCGTGCGGTCAATTCGCTGTAATGTCGCTCGAAGGCGGTATCCTTATAATTAGAATAGGCGGCGCGTAATATCACGCCGCTGACATTCGCCGCCAATAGATCGTAATTTATAGCAGACGGCGCTTGGTAAAAACTTATATCCAGAATCGGTTTCACTTTCTCTTGCCTTTCTTTGCGCGCTGTTTCTTGGTTTTGCACGGCATAAGAGACCCCTTTATTCCATGTAAGCAAAGATAGTAGCACCACAATATGCACCAGTAGTGGCGCCGAAGCAATTCACATCAAATCTGCCGGATTCATCGAGCTCGACCCATCCGGCAGTGTCAGACCCGACGTTTGCCACAAAAGCCCTTGTTATTAACCAGGCATTTGAAGTTCCATATTTATTTAATGTCAAATTATTGTCTGCTGAAGCGACGCTCCATACGCTAAAAGCCCGCACATAAACCATTTTTGCAGTAGCAGGAATGCCAAAAGTGGTCACGTCGTAAGTTGTCGTTGTATTTACTGTGAAAGATTTATTTGAATAAACAACTATGGGAGTGTTAAGCGTAACTACTCTGTTCGCCTGATTCCAGGTGGCGGAGTAAACCGTACCAGTTCCAACGGCTGTAACCCCATAATCGAAAGTGCACCCGTTGGCGGTAATCGGATTGATGGTTATCTGACTTCGGCATAAATCGTATCCAGACTTAACCTGGACTTCAAACACGCCATTTGAAGTTTTTACAACCCGAAGATTTGTGCCATTGCCAACGATATAGGCGGCATTCGTATCGTCTTGCACAGAGCCACTTCTGACACAGCGGACATCATAGACGTATCGAATCGGTTGGGCTTGTCCCCAATCGCCAGCACCTACGATCCACTCGACCCTGAAGTTTGCACCAGTATTTAAACCTGTACCGATTGTTATAAGTGCAACTCTTTTCCAGACCGCCCCCTCATCGGCACCAGAATAAATCGATGCTTTATATATGGGGAATGAACTGCCAGAAGTTGTCACACCACTTACAACGTTGATAGTGCCATCGACGACGAGGTTGCCATTATCATCAACAATTACATCACTGTTTTGAATGGTACGCCCATCCGTTCCATCGTAGCGCGCGATGGCGTTATCGGTAACCGTGCCGGCATCTTTTACGTATTGCGGATGGTCGTCATTACTTAACCCCGCCAAACCTCCGTGATCTACCACTGAACCCGATGTTTTTCTCAGTTCAGTTTCTACCGCGACTACTTCGTCTTGCAGATCGTTGATATGCGCAGAACCGATTTGGTCACCTGCGTTTTTTGTTGAAAATGTTTTTACTCCACCTGGAAATGTTGCTGCCATAATAAATCCTTTCTAAATTATCTGAACCCCACCAACTAAGGTGGACTGATAAGTAATCTCTAAATATGGTGCTGGGGATTTTTCGATAACCGCCGGAGGAACATAAGTGCTATCTTCTCTAAGCAACAATGTTTGTAATCCATCAAACAGCAATTGTAATTGTGTTAAATTAGTAATCGGAAAAGACCACCAGCCCGTAGAATTAATTCGGTACGCACCAGTTAATGGGGTCTGATAACGATCGTTGTTCATATTCTCGCAACCAGCTTCATACCATGCCGTATTCGGACTGTACAACCAGGTTGCCTTAGCACCACTGAGTCGTGTAACTCTCCAAGCTTGTACCAGCGGACTTCCTCCTTTAGAGGAAACGTAAAACTTTAACGCTGCAGATAGAATAGTTCCTGCGATTCCTGTATAAGTAAATTTTATTAAGGGTCGGGCTTTATATACCAACGGTGAAGTTGAATAACCCACTTCCATATAAGTGTTTTCTTCATGAGAAGGAGCAGATGTATCAGTACTTTTTAACCACGTGCCCCAGTCCATTGTAAAAGTTTGAATTGCCATACTTATCCTAACATCTCCAAATAGATTGACAAACCTTTGGCACCAGTTCCTGCGGCAGTTACATTGATGCCAACTGGTGCCATGCTCGTCGCTGTTTTATAAGTCGCGTTTATCGAGGTTGTTTCAGCCGAATACGCGCCCGCTCCGACACTGGTCTCCGCTACCATTCCACCAGCATTATTTACTTGCACCGTCACAGAGCCACTGGAAGATGGAGTGCCACTTATAACCACGGACACCCGTTGTATTACATGCCCATTCAGTGCGTTTACCCAAGAGAATCTACGAGGATGATTTTTCACGATAATATTATCGTCATCACCATAAATAGGGACTACAACCGTTCTAACAACTCCGCTCAGTTTAACCTGAGTAACGGCACCCGTGCCAAGTTTAGCGTTAGTTACAGCGCCCGTACCGATTTTTGTTTCTGTAACAGCCCCAGTGCCAATTTTATCGGCAGTGACTGCTCCAGTTGCCAGTTTTCCTTCGGTTACATTTGCGTCTTTAATCTTTGCTGTTATAACGGCATTCGCTGCTATTTTCGATTCTGCAACGATACCATCGGCAATTTGCGCCGAATTAAAAAGTTTGACATTCGAGGCTGCCAGTTTTTTAGTTCTGTCTGCAGCCACCCCCTCGCTTAAATCTACAATAGCAAACAAATCGCCTGTATCAGGTGCTGTTAATTCCGTTAGTTCTGTGATTTTCTTGATGACAGGATCTGCCATTATGCCTCCAATTTTTCTACACCAGTTAAGCGGACTTCTTTCAAATATCCGTCCGACAATTTAGAAATAACTAATTCCGCCGTGGCGATCAATTTCTTCCCATATAAACTGTCCACCTGATACAACAATCCTGGCTGAACCTCTTTCTCAGTTAAAGCCGTTATTGTTTGTTGATGACGAGCATTCGCATATTGAATGAGCCTGTCAAGAACCGTAGAACCAATAGCTTTGTTTACTAATGTTCCTTCAGTAATTTTCCAGATATTTTTTGGTGCAGGAATAGACAATTCCTTCCAGCCTATAGATTGCATATTATCTTCGTAAGGATACCCTTCGATCAGAACATTCCCGGTTGTTGTGATGTGCAAGCTGATTGTATTGCTACCAGATTGATAAGTGCCAGTTTTACCGATGATTGTTACATCAGGATAAATACCTCCAGCTTCAGTGATCAAAACTGTAATTCCATCTTCAGTTCCCAGTGCCTCCGGTACATCTCCAGCACCCCACAGCGATACACCACCATATGGTTTTGGGAAAACAATTTTGTAATCTCCAGGCTCTAATGTGGCATTAAAAATAGTTTCTTTCGTAGTGGACTTTATATAATCGTGCGTGATTAGTTCAATGTCTGTGACCATCGGCAAGATTTTCAGTTCTTGTTTGTTGGTCTTTTGAAGATCAGTAATTACTCCATCAACAATAACATCAGAATATACTGCATCCCCATCGTAAATTGAAAGTGCATTGTCATAAAAATATCCTGTCGGAACAGCATAAGCATTCGGCAACCGAATCGGCTTCAAAAGAATTTTGTCTGTTCCCTTAGTTTCAGTATAAGCACCAACTGCAAAACAAATCTGTTGCAAAGCTTCTCGTAAATTGATATTTCCTGGGATATATCCTTTCAATTCAAGATTGGCAATGTCCGCATCTAAGCTTATTTCTGTTGGTGCATATATGGCAATGTCTTTTATAATGTCATTCAGAGAAGTTGAGTCTTCATAGAACGTGCCATCAAAAGGGATATATTCCATAACCCCAATTGCATCTTTCAGAGTAAAAGCCAAAACCCCTTCGCTGGGATTATCCCATTCCTGAAGGTAAAACTGTCCAATATATATTTCTTCGCCATCGTGATATTCAAACAGATCCGCTTTTATATTGGCTGCCAAACTTTGGTAATAACGCCCAGTGCTGAACGGATTAAAATCAGGATTAGTTGTATAAATGCTGATGTCCAATTTGGCAGCAGGTACTTCCAGACTCAAGGGGTTTATCTCCTGAGTCACGGTTGCAGAAATGATATCGTGCTCTTGGAATTCGAGGGTTTCATTCTGCAAATAGAGCTTGAAAATAGGGTAAGTCTTTACCATGATTATGCAATCTTAGTTGGCTGTTTGCTAACTACCGATACAGACATGGACTTCCAGTAAGTCACACCATTCTTAATTCGCAGCATCTCGTTTTGCGGGTTGGCAAAATAGCCTTCAAAAGTGTGCGTACCGTCTTCATCCCAAAGCGTGATGGTGTGAAACTCCTCCGCCTCGGTGATTTTCTTCCAGAGCAAGTTATATTCTGCTGGGAATTTATAACCAGAAGCAAACTCAATTTCGTAGTTGTAATAAACACCAATCATCTCGCGGTGAAGTTGTCCGTCATTAGTTCGTTCTGCATATTTATCCAGCGCATCCGCTTTAATGATCAGCTTTTTTATTGGCACGACATATTCTCTACCGTCAATAATAATGGTGTCTTCGCGAGTGCTCATTACGCCGTCCTCACTGCTTGTGCTAATAGACTTTTACCTTTACGGCCATTCTCACGTTCAATGTGCGGATTTAGTTGTCTTACCAACTCTCCCATTGTCCCGCCGAATGTGATCGTGATATTCTGGTTGCTCATTCCGCCAACTTCTTCCCTGACAATTTGACGAATAAGCGCCTCTGGGGCTTCAATGTTAGTTCCTGACCGTTGATCTCCAACAACCGCCATAAAAGGCGCATTAGGCGGAATGACCGCGCCGGTCGCAAGAAGCGGTATTTGTGGCGCACTAACATTTGGCAGGCTTACTCCAAAGTTCTTGCCGCCTAAAAGCGGTACCCAGTCCGGAATTGTAATCTGAATGGTATTAAGTGCATTAACAATGCCATTAATGCCATTAGCAAACCCAATAAGAAGTCCGTTTAATATTCCAATAACACCATTTAGAACGCCTTTGACAAACGCCTCCAAATTTGTGAACGGGCTTTCCACAAAATCCTTAATTTCCTGGAATGCAGTATCGAAGGCTGTTTTTATCGGATCGATCACATTGTCTGTAAACCAGGTTGAAACCGTGCTCCAAATAAGTTTGGCGTCGTCCCAGGCACCCGTGACAAATCCCGAAATGCTGCCCCACGCGTCAGAGAAGAAGCCCTTTATCGGCTCAGTCACGTTATCATAGAACCAGGTGGAAACAGCAGTCCAAACAGTTTCTATATCAGTCCATGTATCAGCAGCGAACCCTCTGATATTATCCCAGGCTTCGCTAAACCAGCCCTTCAATGGCGCGATTATTTTTTCGTCAAACCAGCCCACCGCTGCGTTCCAGGCATCTTCTATGCCTTGTTTAAGTCCATCAATAATATCCACACCCTGTTCTGCCATGACGGTAGAGGGCGAGGCAATACCGAACGCCTTTTTGAAACCGTCGATGAACGGGATTACAATTTTATCACGAACAAATTCGTATATACCTATTGCTGCGTTGACAATTCCATCTAATAACCCCTGCCAAATATCACCGCCCGCCTCATCCTTGAACCCCTCAAAATAGCCTTTTACCGTTTCCCAAGCCAGTTTCAGACTATCCCAAATTGCCGTACCGAGACCGACGATTACACCGGCTGCAGCGCCGAGAGCAGAGCCTAACAATTCGAACACTCTGGTTATAACTCCACCCCAATCTATACCTGTTATAAACCCCCAAACATATTCTAAAGCGCTTGTTATGCCAGTCCATATAGTAGTACCGACGTTCTGCCAGTCTATATTCTGCAAGAATCCAATGACAGTGTCCAATACGCCTTTGAGAACATCGCTTATTAATCCAGCATATTCACTACCTATAGTTTTGAAATCAATGTTTGCAAGAAATGTTTGAACAGATGAAACAACTTTATTAAACCCAGTGGCAGCATCCGTGCCAAGTCCCTCAAAGTCGAAATTCTGAATAGCCTCTCGTGCCTTTCCGAGCGCTCCAATAATTCCGTTCGACAATTGTTGACCAAGCGCGGAGAAGTCGCCTTCCTGGAAAGCGTTTTGGATCATAGCTGAAATTTCTGCAAGTTTCGCCGCCAATGTGTCTAATTCGGCATTCAACCCGCCCGTTTGTTCAGCCGGTGGCAATAACCCTCCGCCATCAGCGGGAGGAACGACACCCCCGTCTCCGCCGCCTGTTTCCATGCTCAATACATTCAGTTTATCGAACGGAGCAAGTGCGCCCTTAGCCGCCTTACCAGCCTGTTCGGTATTATCGGCAACTTCGCCCATTGCCGCAGCGGTAGCTTCAGCATTATCCGCCATTGCCGCTTCGGCGTCTGCCATTCCAACCGCCGTGCCAAATAATAGATTCATTACTTGCCCGACAATGTTAAAGAGCTTGGTGAACCATAAAACGACCTGACTAATAGCCGGTATAATAGCGTTCAGAATGGGAATTATGGCGTTGCCAACTGCCACTTTCAAGTTGAGGAACGAGGCGGACAATGCCGCCGTTCGTCCGGCATAACTGTTCGTATATTCAGCAGCCGCCCCAACAAACATTCCGCCTTCACGCATAAAGCCATTAAATTCAGCTTGCCGCTTTTGTGCCAGTGTGAGGTTGTTCGCGGTCGTGCCAATTTCTTTAGCGTATTCCTTCCACATCATGGCAACGTTTTTCTGGATACCAACGCTGTCTGTGAGCAGAGAATTTTCCATGCGCAAGCCCATTGTAGCCTTCTCAATGGCTTCTCCCATCGTGAATTGACCTTGCCGGTTGTAGACCGCCGCGTCCTTCATGGTGTTCATCATTTGCTCAATTTGGGAGGTATCATAGCCGCGCGAGACCATGTTTTTGTAAGCTTCATAAGCACTGGTCATCGGGACTAACCCATCGGCGGTATATTGCTGAATGAATGTGGTCGCCTCTTGCATGGAGCGGTTGTTCGCGCGCATTAGGAATTCCAGCCCCTTGAACTTAGCTTCCATCTGCGAAGCGGCTTGCACGCTTGCCTTGCCAAAGTTTGTAATGGCGGCAAAGGATAATGCGGCTGCGGCAATTGCGCCAAGTTTGCCAAACATACTTGAAATCGAGCCGATTCCCTTCTGGAATCCGCTTGTATTTAGTTTCGTGTCAAAGGTTAGATATCCATCAGCCATTATTGCGCACCCTTTCCGCCGCTTCAAATGCCAGCATGTTCTTATGTTCCTGCCAGGTTATGTCAGCATCTTCAGCACCGGCAATGTAGAACGAATCGCCCATTTCTGCTATTGCCGCAAGTTCTTTTTCGTTACAATCTCCATCGTAGTAGCGTTTGCGCATTGAACATAGCTCGCTAAACGTGGTATCTCGCAAGTCACTAAACAGCGCCCTGAATCTCCACCAATGCAAGTTGGCAGTGGAAAGGTCAATCCCGTGTCTTGTAGAAAATGCCGCGTAGATCAACTCTGCGTCTTGCTCATAGCTGTAAGTACGAATCGGATCAGCGCGTCCGGCGGCTTCTTCAAGCGGCTTGCCGCCATGCAGAAACCATAAGGCTTGCTCAACTGCCTTCACAAAATCATCTGGTATTTCTATAAACAGCTTTTGTACCACAAACACAGTTTGCTCAAGCGGAGTCAAATCGCCCCTTTCGAGTTCTACCATGATGTCCAGGCAATCCCTATGCCCCCAATTAATGGGATAATCCTCGCCATCAACGGTAAGGGAAGTAGGGAATGCTGAAGTCAGGATACTTGCCATTTATTGCGCTTTTTTTGTGTTACGCGGCTTTTTGAGCGGCTGTCCGAGCTTCTTTTCAATCGTTTCCTGGCTGACGCCGTTGATCTTGCCCATCACCCAGGTTAGAAATTCAGCCATGAGATCAGGATCGAAGGCGCGTTCGCCGAATAGCTTAGCAGACGCGCCCTTGCCAAAAATGTCATCCAATTCACCGATGAAGTAATCTGCAACTTCCTGGTTATAGTCGAGTACGGCTTGTAAGTTAGAAGGCAGCTCCCCTTCAGCCGCCCCGTTCATTTTGTCGAGCTCTTCAGCCTTTTCCGCCATTTCTTTTTGCTTAGTTTGCAGGTCGAGCATAAACTCGGTGATCCGTTTGCGCAGCAGCATGTCGTTCGGGTTAAACTCAATAACCTTACTTTCATCGCCGTCAATTGCAACCTTAACCGAGTTAGTCCGTGTAAAAGTTTCCATTCGTCTCCTTGCGGTTAATCCTCAGCAAACACGCCAGTGTCAGGATTGTATTGCCCGAACACGGGATCGCCCTGATGTACCAGAGAGACTGAGATTTTGAGCGGCTTGACCGCCTCATCACCCATGCTGTTATAGACGACGCTCACCTTATCCTTGACAGCTGTATAGGTTGTAACAATTGGGTCTGGTTCGACTCCGGTAGTAGTTGACTCGGTCATGTCAACGGAGAGCAAGTAGGTTTCAGCATCCGTTCCGATTTTCCGATCCCACATTATGCCGAAAAGGTAAATGTTCGCGTCATCAGCAGCATCATACAGCATGTCGAACGCGGTCTCAGTTGCGAGCTTAGTGGCATACTTGGTCTTGACGTCATCGCCGATATAGGCTTCTTCTTCGATTTCCGGGTTGTAGCTTGAGGTTAGCGATGTAATACCCTTGTTGAGCTGTTTCCACGGGATTGGAGTAGCACCCGTATCAATATAGTGGCGCATTTTAGAGCGCATAATTTTTTCAGTTGCCATGTTTATTGTCCTTTCACTGTTTACGGATTAGCCGTAAATGTAAGATCGCTTAAGTCGAATTTACCTACAATCGGATTGCCTTGATGGGCAAGCGTGACACCGATTTTGAGCGGTCTTAGGGCTTCATCGCCCATGCTGTTATAGATAATATTAACCGTCTCTCTAACTGCCGGATATTTGTCAACGTCGGTCGCTGTGGCAGAATAATTGACCGTCACCAGTTCCGAATCCGCGGCCGTGCCAACAGAACGCGCCCAAACGAGAGCGAAGATCGCGTTATTAGCCGCATCACCCTTGATCCGGTTCATATCGAAGGCAGTCTCAACCCCCAAACCGGTGGTGTATTTTGTCGAAGCGGTGTCGGCAATGTAAGCCTCCTCTTCAATCTTCGGGTTGTAATTCATCGTCAGCGAGCTAACGCCCTCGTTGATTAGTGACCACACCGGAGTTTCAGTCGTGCCCGTGTTAAGGTAGTGTTGCACCTTGTGTCGCATGATTTTTGCCATGTTTAATTCCTTTCATAGACTAAGCGGCAATTTATGCTGTAAACCGCCGTAGTTAATACTTCACTGGCTTCCAGTAGAAAGCCGTTAGATAGCGCCTCGATCCACAAGGCGGTGTTGCCGGAAGGCAACGAAGGGAGTTCGCCGGCTTCAGATTGGTCTCGCAGCCAGTCTGAAAAACTCTCATAGAAGCCGTTAGCTTGCAAGCGGTCTGCATCTTCAACGGTTGCAGCGCGCATGTTCAATAAGAAATGGCGCCCGTAGATACCACCGCTCACAATGTATTCTTCTATCTTTTCCAGTTCTGGCAGCATGACTACCGCGTACTCGGTCGGTTGCTCTCCCACAAACTCCACATACACGCCGCCCGCAAGTGGGGTGTAAGTTTCCAGATATTCTTTTATCCCTTGCGCAAAACTATTCACTTCAGCCATGCTGTTGACTCCTTGCGTATGCCTTCACGGAGCGCTTGAAACTCTCGCCGTGTTCTGTCTTCCACCGCGAAAACCACAGCCTGCCACGCAGCCCGCCGGTACTTGACGTTCCAGGTGTACGCCCGCCATAGTATTGCGCCTTTGCGTAAGGCGCGAGGTAGCGGATAGTGCCAGAACCGATTACAGAGCCTAATTGCGCCGATTTAATCATCATGGAAGTCCGCAAGGGAGTATAAGGTTCCATGCCCTTCAGCACGCCATTATCAATGAATATTTGAACGTTGCCAAACCTATGCGTGTAAGCTTGCCCAAAGCCCGGATTCCAGGTCAATTGTGCCTTTCCGCTGGGGGTTTGAACAATCTTGCCGCGCGGGGTGCTGATAGTCAGGTGGCTTGCCATTAGACGCCTCCTCTAAGTTCCCAGTGACGTAAAGCGAATGAGCCGTAGTCTTTATTGTCCGCTTGCCTTATTTTGATATAAGACGGATATTTGGCCATTAATGCTGAAATGGTAAACGATGAAGTGATTTCATCGCTTACAAGCCCTTTGACCAGAATATCGCCTTTTTTGAAGGCAAAGTTGCCGGCAATAAGTGGAACGTAGATCGAGGCTTTATCCGCAGAGGTTGAGCCTTGCTTATCGGCAATGTTGATCTCTGCAGACTGCCACATCACCGGTTGCACCTCATGGCGCGTCCAGACGGTAATCGTTCCGCTTTTAGTGGCTTCGTACCAGGTCATTGAATGAGGTGTGTACATTATTCAAATCCTCTGAATAGCAGCCCTGTAAAGGCTAAATATTCGCGCATGGCATTGGACACCTTCGCATTGACCGTCAAAGCTGTGTCGGGTGATACCGCAAAGTTAACCGAGTAGTCTCCCACCTTTTCGCTTGCGACAGACCCACCGTTCGCTTGTGAGTCAGCGTTATACAAAGCGTCCGCAGCCGCGCAGGTTGCCATTTTGATTTTGTCTATCAGAGCCGCGTCTTCAGCAGCCGTGATAATCGCTGAAGCGCGTTCGAAGGTGTGAAAGTCCACAGCCGTTGAAGCGCGTTCCGCATAGCGGTAGAACGAGTCTGCAGGGACAGCCACGCCCTTGTATGTGTTGATGTAATACTCCAAATCAATGAACGCTGCCATCCCTTGCCTCTCTCTAATTTAGCTCATTCTCAAAACCAGCGCGTGATAGACCTTTGTAGAAAGGTCTGTAGCACTAAGTTGTTGAATTTGATCATTCACGGTAACAGTAGATTCGAACAGTGCGGACTTATCGCCCACATCTGCGGCTACAACCCCTGTCACACTGAGAATAACATCGCCTACTTTTAGCCCGGTTGCCGTGCAAGGACCTGCGGCTGCAACACCGGCGAATGCTATCAATTCCAGTCCGGGTATCAGATTAAAGTTTGAGTTAATGCGAGCCAGCCAATCAGAACCTTGAACGGGTGTGAAAGTGTCTGCCATTTTATATCCTTCCTAAGATGGGGAGCGTTATTAGGCGCTCCCCTCTCACTAATCTAAATTAGGCTGCCTTATGCAGATAGACGCCCTTAACCTTGTTGTCGTACACAAAAGCATCGTGATAAATGGCATAATCGAACAGCCAGTTATCCGAATTCTGCACAACGTCGGGATTAAAGATTTTCACCAGTTCCTGTTTCTTGACTTGCAAAACAGCTGAAGGGTGGATCAACATAAAGTTGATAGCCTTTGCACCGACGGTCATTGTGTAACCGCCAGCTGCATCGGCAGACGCGCCTGGTTCAAAGTCGATGCTGGTGTAGAACCGACCGGCGGGAACGGGAACGATAGTCATATTATCCAACACCCGTAATCGGCGATCAGCGGAACTGTCGCTGCCCCACATACGGGTAATAACACCGTTGAGCAAGCGGTAGCAAGCTGAAGAGATAAACAGATATTTGCCCTCAGTTGGAACTTCCTGATCATCCTGAGCGGCATTAGCCGCGTCAATAGCGGTTAATACTGCCGCGCCAGTTGTCAATGCCGCACCGGTAGTGGTAAGAATGTCGGCCGCGCTTGCATATGCCATGAAGCGGGTGGCGTCAATTTCTGGAGCGACTTTAGTGCGGATAAATTCGTCCGCAACGGTTCCGAAGGCCATGCCTAAAGATTCCTCATTATCCATGCGGGCAACTTT